AGGCACACTACCCTAGGAGTGCTAACAGCTTTTTCAAGTTGCCTTAGTTTTAGCCTGCATTTGCATCATACTAATTCTCTCGTTTGAGTCAATATCCTTCTCTTTAAGCATTAAATCAGCCAGTTTCATACGTTTAGCGAAGTCAGCATCCTGATCGAGGTTCGTAGCAGCGGCTTGTACCACCTTTACACGTAACTCTTCAGGCATAAGCTGAGTTTCAACCATTGTTTGTTGTGCTTCGGCGCTAGTCTTCTGAGTCTGTGCCTGCAAGAGAGCCAGATCAGCTTGTAACTTAGCCATAGCAGCTTGTTGCTGCATCTGAGCCTGCTGTTGCTGTTCAGGATTAGGTTGACTCATCTTGTCCAGAGCTGCAATCAGTTCATTCCGGTTGCTCAAGGAGCTATTACCCAAGATACCTTTAAGGATCAGAGGCAAAACTGGAGTGTCTGGGCCTAATGTCTGCAACAAAGCAATGAATTGCTGCTGTTCAAACTCACGAGCCAAGATACCCAAGGTAGCTGTAGGCATGAATTTCACATCAGCCGAAGGGTAACGCTCAGGATCAAACTGCATGTAGCGCCAAGCTGCCTTGTTGATGAACGGAATCAAGAAATCTTCTTGGAAGTTCGTCAATGTACGTTTGTACTTCTTGATGATGCCTGCCATTGCCATAGACATACCACCTGCGCCAGCGTCACGAGGAGCTGCGGAAGGCATGCCAGCGCTGTCAACAGTACCGGTAGCTTGCAAGAGGAGGCGCTCGTAGTTCTGAGAAGCCATCACAGATGAGTTATCAGGAGTACCGAAGCGCAAAGGCATCATGATCTGGTTAGGATCGCCGTTGGTCAGGAATGCTTTACCGGGCTTAACCTCGAACTTAGCACCACGAGGCAAGCGAGTAGCGTCCATAGCCATCATAGGGACGGCTGTAAGGGCACGGGCATCACTGTCCATACGCAAGCTACCGTCAATGGCCTTCTGCATGTTGTAGGCCTTCTCCGCTGTACCCCGACCCCATACACGTCCGGGGACTGTATCGTCTTGGTACAACATGACAGGACGATCCTTCATCATGTAGGGATTAGCTTCAGCCTTCAGGAGCTTACCGCCGTTAGCGATAACAATGATTGCTTCAACCAGTTCGCAGTAGTCATCAGCCAAGGAGTCTTCAGGGAACAGGTCAGCAACCTCTTCTTCGTTCTCCAACTGTTCTAAGTACTCACGAGGAACCAAACCGTAGTACGTGAGCATACGCACACGACCATCTTGATAGTTAACTACTTCTTCTGTGACTTCTAAGTCGTCATCAGGAGCATCAATACCGAGATCAACCTTACGGTAGATACCCTTCTCCATGCCTTCAACGATCTTATGCACCGATACGAACTTCTCAATGGCACAACCCATAGCGTCATCCAAGGATGTGGCGTTAGGATCAACCAAGAAGTTCTTAGGGTTCACAGGAACCAGCTTAACGGAGATACGGTCTTTCTCGGTAACACCGATAGCCGCTTGTCCTTGAACGCCGGGGATAGCTTGAGTGGCAGGCGCGTACTCCTTCTCTGTCTTGACAGCGATCTCACCGATACCTGTACCGTAGATCTCGGCCATCAGTTCAATCTGATCCACAGCCTTCTTAATCTTGTCACGGTTGAAGTCTTCCATCAACTGAGCTTTGATCTGCTCAACGTCCAAGGCAGTGCCGTTAACGTCCTTCAGATCATCCTCAATGTCGAACCACTCACCTTGACCAAAGATAGCCTCCATGATCTCAGCGTGACGAGTCTCAATCGCCTGCTGTGTGGCAGGGGAGATGATACGGCTACGTTCAGAGGATCGTGTACTGTCTTCAGCGGCCCACTGACCACGGAAGATACGTTCGTACTCTTGCCAGTCAGACAGGTAGTTCTGGTCGCGGTAATCACGCCACTTGTCAGTGTGTGAGACAACCCATTCAGTCAGCTCTTTGTCGGACTCTGTGGGTTCGTCATACTGACTTTGTTCTAAGTTGTCATCCATTGTTTAATATCCTATGAGATTATCCAAGACTTCAAATTCGTCTTGTTCGTAATCTTGGTTGTAGTTACTAATAGCCATCTGGTCAACATAGGAGAGCGCGTCAACTAAGTCATCGTGCAAACCTGCTGTAGGAAACATAGAGATTTGATCCCATGCTTCTCGCCAGTCTTCATCTTCATTAAACGAAATACGACCATGCTCTAAACGGCCTTGAAGGGCCCAAGCAATACGGTCTTGCTTACGTTTGTTGCCGTGTGTCAAATCTGAGATATGCGCATATACGTTAGTCTTGCGCATCAAGTCGGTTAAGAAAGGAAGAACAGCATTCTTCAATGCACCTTTTTCAATCCCTATAGCCATTGGCTGGTGGTCTTTGATAGCTACGATAATTTTAGCTGCTGTTTCTTTGATGTCCCACCGTCCGTGGATAATCTCTTTAACCCACCAGTCGCCTTCATCTGTTACTTTAACAATAGCGATTGCTGACTCATCCAAGCGGGACTTGACTGCTCCGGGATTCTTACCTACTTCTTCAAAGCCTGCTAAGTCGATGGCAATGACATACGAACCATACTGAGGTTCTTTGCCCTTCTTAAGCCACTCTTCTTTAAAGATCTCTTGACCTGCGTTGTCAAAATTTGCTAAAAATTCCTGCTTAAAAGCAAAAGAACTAAGAGATTTTTGTGCCGCTTCAATTTCTGTAGGATCAATCGTTGGATTATCATAAGTGGTGTAGTGAAATGAAGCCCATTCGGTTTCTGATTCCTCTTGACCTTTTTTGTATAGATCGTAAAACCAGTTGCGCCCGCTGGGCGAGCTTATCATTAATGCTCCGCCTTTCAAGTCAGACAAAGCAGGACGAATAATTCTAGACCAAATATTATCATCTTTCACGAACGCCGCTTCATCAATAACAGCAAAGTGTAGCTTCAAGCCGCGCAAAGTATCGGGATTCTCTGCTGAGCGTAAGTGAATTTTGACACCCGTGACTAGGGTAATGTCCATTGAGTTCACATGTGCAGATTTGATAACTTCTCGTCCTTGTTCCAGAAAAGCATCCCAAGCAATCTGACGACATTGTGACTGAGTAGGGGCTACGTAAACTACAGCACTTCCCGGAGGAGCTGCCAGTCCCTCAGCCAATGTTTTCTTAATGGCAAAGTTAGATTTACCTACCCGGCGGCCACAGGCCAAGACCTTGAAACGGGCAGGTGAATTCCACACTTCGATCTGCCACGGGAGAAACTCCCAATTTAAATTAGCCATTCAATTCCTTAAGTATTCCGCTGCTTTTTCAAGCAGTTCTGGATTATCTTGAAACATTCCTAAACCTACGTTACAGGAAGTACACAAGAGTTTTCTTATTTTTCCTGTGACATGGCTGTGGTCAATTACAAGGCCTTGATAGTTTTCATCCTCATGTTTCCCGCAAAGAGCACATTTGTAATTTTGCTGTTCGCGTAGAGAATCGTATTCTTCGAGAGAGATGCCATACTTACGCAGCATTGCCCCGTTTCGATATCTATCTTTATTATTGTGATACCAATCTTTGCTTCTTTTCAGATATTTTTCATGATGTTTTTCGTAATGACGCTTCTTTTGTTCTTTTTTCTTTTCAGGGTTGTCTTTACGCCACTGCTTGATGTCTTCTCTTTTTTTAGCTTTTACTTCCTCACTTGAGTTGTAAATAGATGCACATGCTTTACATTTGTACTGATAGCCACGTGTAATAGAAGTACACTTATTGAAAGACTCCACTGGTAGGTCTAACCCACACGCATTACATTTTAAAGTTTCCATTTTTGATTCCTCTTTGAAAGGTAATAGGTGTTCAGACACACGCACCTATAAACGTGTTCAAAGCCGATCACTCGGTGTCTTTAAAATCTACATCCATTATATCATCAACTGACTCGATCTTGGGCGCACCCATAGCACTAATGTTAATGCTGATATTGGGCATGCCACCCCCACCTTGTTTAGATTGTTCAAAGGCCGATACAGGCACGATACGATCGACAATCAGTTTCCATGCAGCCGCTTGGTTTTTATGTTCATTGTTCAAAGCTGCATCGTAAATAGCCTCTAAGACTTTGGCACTTTTAGGCGAATTAAGCATACGTAGCTTGTATTCGTTAATTATTGCCGTTTCGCCTTTAGGACGACCTACTGATCTACTTTCTTTAATTTCTGTAAGCTCAGACTTCTTTGGTCTTCCTGCTTTACGTTTAACTTCTTCTTCCATTTGTCTTTATCCTTTCTTAGGGAGACATCCTTAAGATAGACAAAACATCTATGCTTAAAGTACTTTAAAGGAACGTATAAGTTAAGAACTTACTAAGTTAAATATTATAAGTACTTATTGTAAGTATCTGTTAGTAGTTAACTTATACATTCGTTGTATCAACTGT